AGTTAAGATCTAATAGAACACAAACAACTCAATCAGATAGTCCAATGACAAAAGTTGATAGATCAAATTATGCTGCTTTTTCAAATAAACTTTCACAAGGTACACCTAATCAATATTGGGTAGAAAGATTTATTGATAAAGTAACAATTCATATTTATCCAACACCTGATTCAACAAATGCATCTAAAGATATGCATTTCTATTACATAAAAAGAATTCAAGATGTAGGAGACTATACAAATGCAACAGACGTTCCATTTAGATTTGTACCTTGTATGGTAGCTGGATTAGCTTATTATTTATCAATGAAATACGCTCCACAGCTTATTCAACAAAATAAATTAATATACGAAGATGAATTACAAAGAGCACTAGCTGAAGATGGTTCAGCTTCTAGCACTTACATAACACCAAAAGTTTATTACCCAGGAGTATAATGGCAAAATATGCATCAGGTAAACGTTCAAAAGCAATATCTGATAGATCTGGTATGGAGTTTCCACATAAAGAAATGGTTAGAGAATGGAATGGTTCTTTTGTTCACTTTTCTGAGTTTGAGCCTAAACAACCTCAATTAGAACCTAGAGCTCATGGCGCTGATGGTATTTCTTTAAGAGAAGTTAGAGTAGATAGAACAGAACCAATTACAACTGTAATGATACCAGAAAATGGTTTTAAAACATATCAAGCAGGATCAGGAGTTATTAATGTAAATGTACCCGGACATGGTTTAACAAATGGTACAACATATTTATTTAGAGGACCTCCAACAATTTCACCTGGAACAGGAACAACAACTAATCCTGTTTTTGCATATGCTTCAATTCCTAATTTTGATGGAATAACAGGAGCACAAATAGGTCAGGGATCCGGATATGCAATAACAACTGGTTTGTTTCAAAATGGTACTAGAATTTCAACAGACTATGCATTAACTAATTTCTTCTTCTTTACAGTAAACTCAGATACTGCTACAACTGGTGGTGTAAAAGGAGGTGGCTACGGTTGTTCCGTTGGGCCTATAACGATAAGCGCATGATAAACAAAATTTTAAATTGGATAAAAAATATTTTTAGACCTGAAAAACAAGATCCTCATCTTGTTTTATATGAAGAAGTAGAAGAAACTGCAAAACAAAAAAAGATACGTTTAAAACATAAAGGGGACGGTAAGTAATGGCTGGATTTACATACGCAACATTAACTACAGCAATATTAAATTATACTGAAACAGATACAAATGTTTTAACCTCTACTATTACAGATCAATTTATTGAAAATTCTGAAATGAAAATATTAAGAGAAATACCTCTTGATGCATATAAAAAACAATCTACTGGTAATTTAGTTACGGGTCAAAACACTATTAATGTTCCTGCTAAAACTTTATTTGTAAAAGGTGTTCAAGTATATGATTCAACATCAGCTTCCACAGGTGCTAATACTTGGTTAGAAAAAAAAGATGAAACTTATTTACAAGAATTTCAACCATCAACAGAATCAGCTGCTAGAGCAAAACCAAAATACTATGCTATGTTTGGTGGAGCAACCGGTGTATCAGATACTACTTCAGGAAGATTATTTTTAGCTCCTGCACCGGATAGTACATATGTATTTAAAATACATTATGAAGCAATCCCAACTGGATTATCTGGGTCAAATACCACAACTTATGTAAGTCAATATTTTGGAAACGGTCTATTATATGCTTGTTTAGTAGAAGCATTTTCTTTTTTAAAAGGTCCAATAGATATGTTGACATTATATGAAAATAAATATAAACAAGAAGTACAAAAGTTTGCTGGAGAGCAACTTGGTAGACGTAAAAGAGATGACTACACGGACGGTACTGTTCGTATACAAGTCCCTTCTCCGTCACCGTAATAGGAGATATAAATTATGGCAATATCATCGGCAATATGTAACAGCTTTAAACAAGAGATTTTAGTTGGTACACACAATTTCACTGCATCAAGTGGAAACAGTTTTAAAATAGCTTTGTATACAAGTTCAGCATCTTTAGGTGCAGGTACTACAGCTTATAGTTCATCTAATGAAATTTCTAACACATCAGGTTCTGCATATTCTGCAGGTGGTGCAGCACTTACAAGTGTAACCCCAGCTCTAGATTCATCAACTGCAGTATGTGATTTTGCAGATGTTAGTTTTACCTCAGCATCTTTTACAGCAAACGGTGCTTTAATTTATAATGATACACAATCTGATAAAGCCGTAGCAGTTATTGCTTTTGGTGGAGATAAAACTGTATCAAGTGGAACTTTTACAATTCAATTCCCAACAGCAGACGCATCAAACGCAATCATTCGAATAGCATAAGGAGGCACTCCTTATGTCTAACACCTGGAACGAATCCGGAACCGTCTGGGGTCAAAATGAATGGGGTGATCAAGGTCCTGTAGAAATAACTTTAAGCGGACAATCTGTAACTTCAAGCTTAGGAAGTGTTGTAGCTACACCAAGTCTGCCTCTTGGATTAACAGGACAATCTAGTACATCTTCAGTTGGGTCGCCTAATCTTGATATAACTTCTGTTATATCTTTAACAGCTCCATCTGGATTAACAACTGGAGTTGGTTCTGTTGCAGCAGCTAACATAGCAGGTTGGGGTAGACAAGAATGGGGTAATTCTGGTTGGGGAGTTAATTATGCCGTAGAACTTTCAGGACAACAAGCAACTTCTAATGTTGGTACTCTTGAAACTATTCAACTTATTCCAGTACCATTAACAGGTGTTAGTGCAACATCAAGTATTGGTTCTCCTACATTAGTTTTGGAATCAATTGTAATTCCTACAGGTCAACAAGCTCAAACAGAACTTGGAGATTTTGATAACGCTGGTACATTAGTGGGTTGGGGTAGAAATGGTTGGGGTGAAGAACCTTATGGAGATTCATTTAATAAACTAGTTCAACCATCAGGAGTTAATGCAACATCAGGTATAGGATCATTAACAACTACAATAGAAAATTTTGTATTTCCAACAGGAGTAAGTGCAACATCGAGCGTAGGCAGCTTAACAAATATTATAGATTGTGTGGTTGTACCTACAGGAGTATCAGCTACTTCTAATGTAGGAGACACTGATCCCACTCAAGAAAGTGTTGGGTTAACAGGTGTTAGTATGACTTCTGCAGTTGGAGGTATCATTCTTGATGCCGTAGAAATTGGTTTAACAGGTGTATCGGCTACATCTTCGGTAGGATCTTTACAACAACAAATTTCAGAAGTTTTAGCTGGGCAACAAGCAACATCTTCTTTAGGTTCTTTAACACTTGAAATAGAAGTTCCATTAACAGGTGTTTCTGCAACTTCAGCAGTAGGAACTATAACTCCTATAGAAAATGTTGTAGGATTAATAGGAGTTGAAGCTACATCTTCTGTTGGAGAACCATTTATTATTCATTATCAAGATGTTGACACTGGTTCAAATACATCATATAGTGCGCTCTCAACAGGTTCGAATACGGATTATTCTAATGTTGCAACTGGATCAAATACAAGTTATACTGACGCTGCATAGGAGATAAAATTATGGCATCAACTTACACACCTCTTGGTGTTGAATTAATGGCAACCGGTGAAAATGCCGGTACATGGGGAACAAAAACAAACGCAAATTTAAATTTAGTATCACAACTAACAGGTGGTTTTGCACAAGTATCAATTGCAGGAGGAGCAGGTACTACTGCATTAGACGTTGATGATGGAGCATTAACTGGAACAGCTCAACAAAGAATGATTGAGTTTACAGGTTCAATTACAGGAAATAGAATTGTAACAATTCCAAATGATGTAGAAACTTTTTATATTTTAAAAAATGCAACATCCGGTGCTTACACAGTACAATTTAAATATGCAACAGGATCAGGTGGTACTTTTACTTTTGCTACAACAAACAAAGGCACTGCAATTGTTTTTGCAACTGCAAACGATGGAACTAATCCAGATATTGTAGAAGTTCAAACAGGTGGAGATGTCGTAGATGATACATCACCTCAACTAGGTGGTAACTTAGACACTAACGATTTTAACATTGCCTTTGATGATGCTCACGGAATTATTGATGAAAATGGCAATGAACAATTAATATTTCAAACAACAGCTTCAGCAGTCAATCAATTTGATGTAACAAATGCTGCAACTGGTAATCCACCTAAAATATCAGCAACAGGTGGTGATTCAAATATTGATCTTGATTTAGAAGCAAAAGGAACAGGTCACGTAACTATTAGAGGTAATTCTAATTCAGGTGCTATTCAATTTAATTGTGAGGATAATAGTCATGGTCAAATATTAAAAGCACAGCCGCATTCAGCAGGTGTTACAAACGAAATGTTATTGCCTGATGGTTCTAGTTCAACTTTAGTATCTCTTGTTGCAACACAAACTTTAACAAACAAAAC